TCTTATTGTTGTATACAGAAATATCGGATATAATACAGAAAAGGAGGTAGTGCTATGAAAAAACAATTTCTTAAAATTATAGATTTTTTGATCTTTATTTTTTCTTTTTTACTTCTTTTAAGTACTTACTTTAAATTACTATCGATTACTTTTTCTAATAATGAAGATAATTTTATTGTGTTGCTTTGGATAGTGGGCATTTGTCTTGCAAGTAAATTTACTCGTCCTCTATATCAGGAGATTCTTGCACTTCGGTTGCCAGTGGAACGTTGGCTGCAGATGCATCATCTAAAATGATTGGTTCAACTTCCAGAGTAGTACAACCAGTAAGTAACGCATCAACAGGATTTTTTAAAGATTCTGGATTTATTCCGGAATCTTTAATTTTTTGCAAAAGATCAGCTTTCTTTTCAAGCACCTCTAATTCAGCTTTTTCAGCTTCTGCATGTTTGATACGGTAATCATCTTTAGCCGAAAAAATGCTTTTTACAATATCAATTGCTCCAGGTACTTTAAATGAGAGAGCGCTGCCGCCGCCTAAGAATACAAGTATAGCAAAAATGAATTGCCAGTTATCTACTAAAAGATTTTTTACATTAACAAGAGAGAATACAATATCTCCAGGAGAATTTAAAGATACTTGAGTCGATATGCATTCCTCTGAAGCAATAGAAGTCAATAATTCGGTAGTTCCGTATAGAACGTTATTGATTGAGCGTGGACCGATAGGTGTTTGCTTTCGAACATTAAGAACGAAAGACATATCATTGCCAAACATATAATAATTATACAAAGCATTGAGTATTTGCTTTGAGTAAGAATCTAAATTTGAAATACCATGATAATTAGAGATTGCTCTACATAACGAATAGTTTAGTTCTTCATTTTTCACTGTTCGAAGCAGAGTTATGTGTCTGCGCTTCTTATAAGGGCAGGAAACATCGTTTATATCAACATCGTGATTATCAATACGATATATAACGTTCTGCTCAAGTTCTAGAGTTTTTGAATCATCTTCATAGTATTCACCAGCAAGTGCAAAAGTAATATAGCTACTTTTAGCACTTGGGATTACGAGAATATCATTAGTCTTGATTTCGTAAATAAAAGAATGACATTTATTAATAACGGTTGAAGGGCGATGAATTTCTTTAAATGTCATTAGTATATCATCTTTTAATGAATCTTTATTTGATTCCGAAAAATCTGTTTCTTGCGAAATATTATTCCAAGCCAAGGCAACAAAACGCTTTGAAAGAAATTCATTATAAAAATAGCCTTTTTTGGTGCGAATCATCCAAAAATGTGTGGTGGGTGGAATGATCGGAACGCTAAAATTTTCAATTGCGTCAAGCAACGCCAATTGATCTGTATAGGTCATACTTTATCTCTCCTTGCAACTTATTTATGATTTCCCTGGTGTTTGGTAGACACCGGGGAATTTTTATTATTATCTATATTGCTTATTTAATTTAAGCATCACCTTTCCACCAGATATGCCGTCGTAGACAAACCAATCTTTCTGACTGTTAGTTTTACTAGCTGGTGCAACGCCAACAAGGGCATTATAGCGAGTATAGAGACCGCCATAAAAGTTTTGCGAACTTGATTCTATAGAAGAATCTTGCATTTGCGCATATAAATTCAATTGCCTTACAAGAGTATCAGCAAAATCAAGAGCAAGGGATGGATCAGTAGAATCATCAACAACTGCAGTTATAGTTATTGTATCATCTTTTACTCCGATATAATAATCTTGAACATAGGTGTAATCTGGATCAAGCGGTAAGTTCGCTTTTAAATCAGATATACATTTGTCCATATCTAACGAAGATACTGTCTGCGTATCCGATGTGGAAGAAGCAGAATCTTTCCCTTGGTCAGATGATTCGCTTTCGGATGAGTTTGCTTTATCTGAAGAATCTTCAGTGGTAGCTTCATCACTTTTTTTATCAGATTTTACCGTTTTTTCTTTTTTCGTATCAGACTTAGAACTTGAAGAATCTGTTTTAGATCCACCGCAAGCTGAAAGCGATAATGCCATTACGCTTGCAAGCAGCACTGCTACGATTTTCTTTTTCATATGTTTTTCCCTTTCATTTTATTTGTTTCAAATGTTTCATTTCTTGTTTTTTCCAGAGTTTATTTATCCAATCAGCATCTCCGCCATATAAATACTTTCGTATCAAGAGGGCAGTGTATTTATGGTTAGAGATACTGGATGAATTACATATATCTCTTTACAACTTCTATTAAACGGTTTTTGTATTTGTACAAATCGTTTAAAGAGTCGATATAAATACGCTCGAATTTTTTATTAGCATCCGGGATGAGAAGTTGTTTATTTCTTGCATCAAGATTGAGGCGACAAATCGGTTTTCTATTATTGTCTTTATATAGAATTCCAAAATAACTTTCGGTATCACGGTGAACTATATCTTCAACGGGTACGATACCAGCAAGAAGTCCGCGAATAATGTAGAAACTTTCAATTTCATCTTCCGTTGTAACAATCTTTGATGCGGGTTCTTTGATCTCTGGTTCTGATTCTTCATCTTTATCATAATCGTCAGCTAATGCAGAAGAAATTTTACTATTTACTATTTCATTTACAAAAGAAGAGAAAGCTCGTTTTACCACAGGCGTAAATTTTTCAATTATTCTCTGATTCTTTTGACCATCGTATATATCCGCTAAAATAAATCGAACAAAGTCTTCTGTCGGAGATTCAAACTGTTTTGTTAAGATGTTTTTTATTTGACTGCTATATTTAAGCTCTTCGGCAGTACTAAATATTTTGTCCTTATCAAAATTATCTTTACAAAATTTTTTTAATTCATTGATGGAAGAATCTTTTAAATTTGCCATGTCTATTTCTAGAAATGGCACAAGATCCATTTTGTTTGATTCTTCTAAATCTGTATAAAAACGATATATTATGCCATTTGTAAGAATGCCAAATTTAGCAGGAGATGTCCCGAAATATCTAAAAAGTTGAGACGAATGTTTGTCGAGTTGCTCTGAGCAACTTTTGCATTCGACTAAAATATTCGGCTGTCCATTTTCAAGGATTGCATAATCAACCTTTTCGCCTTTTTTAATTCCTACATCAGCAATATACTCTGGGCAAAATTCATTTGGATTGAAAACATCATACCCAAGAAGTTGAAATAAAGGCACTACAAGAGACATTTTTGTGGATTCTTCTGTAGTGATGGTGTCTTTTAAAGACAGTATCCTTTCTGAAAATTGTTTAATTACATCATTGAACTCCATACATTTTCCTCTCTTTCATATTTTATAAATCATCACCATATAGATAGTGGTGTTCAGCTCTTTGGAACATATCGCAATGTTCCTGAATAAATTCAACACGTTTCTGATCACGAGCAATCCGCTTCTTTAATCGTCTTCGTTCCACTTTCAGTTGTTTGATGCGATCAAGATAGATTTGAGCCGGTTCTGGATCTTTGTGTGGATGATGAGCATAGTATTCAATTTCTTGTACATTACCTTTTAAAAAGTCATCTTTTGTTATATGACTCATGGCATGCTCATATGCCTTAAGCTGAGATTCATAATTCAATCCGGAATTGATCAGTATTGTGTAGCTTCCGTCTTCGTTCGGAACAACCATTTCATTTCCTTTTTTACTAGGAAAGTCCATAAGAACGACATTAACATCCGGTGTCGTCAATATCACCACGTTCCTTTCGTTTAAGCGCGAGAGCCATGCTATGCAGAGCTTTTAAGTCGTCCGGATCCATATCTTTCTGGACATCGAACAGCGCTTTCAGTTCTTTGTTTTCAAATATCTCTTGTGCTACCTGCGCAGTTTCATCATTTAAATAATACTTTTCTGTATCTGATTCATTTCCTGTCATTAAATAGTCGACAGATACATTGAAGTAATCAGCAATTTTCTTTATTTTCGTAGCATTAGGTGTACTGTTTCCTAATTTACTGATATACCCCTTTCCGAATCCAAGAGTTTCTTCGAGCTTGTTCATTGATATTCCATAGTCTTTGCACAAGCTTTTAATACGTTCTTTCATATTTTTGGGCCCTTTCTGAAAAAATCGCAAAAGCTTCTTGACATTCTGAATATATCGCGTATAATAAAATTACAAGTTCTGAAAAAATCGCAAAAATAATCGGAATGGCAAATATGCTATTTATTTGTTTGTGGTAATTCAAATTATAGGATATTTTCAGAAGTTAGTCAATAATATTTAGTGATTTTTTCAGAACTTATATTGAAAAAGGAGGGGTAAATTTGATTTACGAAAATATTTGTAAACTTGCAAAAGAACGTGGGATTTCGATTAACAAGTTAGAGGAAAAAGCAAATGTATCGACGGGCAGTATTTGCAAATGGGGAAATAGTGTGAGTCCAACAGTTAAAAACATTAAGAAAGTAGCCGATATTCTGAAATGTACTGTGGATGAATTAATTTCAGCAACAGATGAAACAGGTTCAAAAAAAGGAGGATGTAATGAACGAAGTATTAAAGATTAATTACGAAGCAGAACAGCCAACAGTGTCGGCAAGAGAATTACATGAAGCTCTTGGAGTGGCATCAAGATTCAGCCGATGGTTCGATTCCAACAAAGAGTTGTTTGTAGAGGGTGAAGATTATAACAAGTGTACATCGAGTACGGTTGTAAATAACGGTGCAAGAAGAGAACTTGAAGACTATTCAATGTCTGTACTAATGGCGAAACACATTTGTTTAATGAGCCGAACCGAAAAAGGAAAAAGATGTAGAGATTATCTTATTGACCTTGAGAAAGCCTGGAACACACCAGAACAGATTATGGCAAGAGCATTAAAGATGGCGAACCATTCGATCGAGTCTTTGAAAGGCAGATGTAAATTCCTTGGTGAGCAGGTAGTTGAGCAACAGCAGATTATCACAGAATTGCAACCAAAAGCCAATTATGTGGATATGATTCTACAGTCAAAGTCGTTGGTAACTATTACGCAGATCGCAAAAGACTATGGAATGAGCGGAAGAAAACTGAACAAGATTCTCAAGGAATTGAAGATTCAGTATAAGGTCGGCGGGCAGTGGGTGCTGTACTCAAAATATCAGAATGGTGGATATGTACATAGCCGAACCATTGATATTACAAGAACTGACGGTAGAGCAGATGTCACGATGCAGACCGAATGGACGCAGAAAGGCAGACTTTTCTTATATGAGGAATTGAAGAAACATGGATATGTTCCGGTGATTGAACAGGCTGCATAATGCTTACTTATTTGCAACAGATGAAACAGGTTCAGAAGAAGGGAGGGAATAAAGTGGTTGAAAGCGTATCCGTTTTATTAGTATCAATAGCCGCAGTGTTAACGGCTATCGATCAAATATCTATAGTTCTTACAACAAAGAAATTATGGAGGCAACAGCAGCAATTGCAGCAACAATTAGAGATGCTACAGAAAGAACTGTCTGAATTATAAATCGCTTTGAATTTATAGCAGATTCCTTTTCAGATGCTTCTTGCATTTGCAAAAGAGTATCGTGGGTTTCCCTTAAAAGGGCATCACGTTCACTTTGTTTGTTGATTTCGTCAACCATTAGTTGGGCGTGCCAATTAGGATCCATACAATGTATCTCCTTTCATAAATACTCAGCATGGCAGTGCTTGTATTTAGAGTATAGGAGAGATTGAAGAAAGATGCAATAAAAGAGAGGAGAAGAGCATGAATAGAGATTTACACCAGTTGGAAGTTAAAGATGGTCATATATTTTTGGATGGAATGATGTTAAAAGGCATCACCGATTTTAATCTTGTGCACGAAGAGGGAAGGATGTTTCCAGAGCTGACTTTAAAGATGGATGTGCGTACACTTCCAAGATCAACAACAAAAAATACGGATGGAAGAGAAGGTGAATCATCAAAAGAAGTATTAGAAAAAACGAGAAAAAAGAAACGCTTATGTCCGGCATGCTTTGTGGGACTTCCAGAAAAAGCAAATTACTGTCCGGCGTGCGGAAAGTGTATGAAGTATCCTGTAGAATTACCAGGAATTATTGGTAGAAAGATTTCACCGTACATACGAGCAGTTGCAATAGCCGATCGTGCGATTCATATTGAAGATTAAGATGCAACAAGTACAAACAGTGATACATAACCTATAAAGAGGTGATGCAGTTTGAAACATATATTTATTTTAAGACTTATACGAAAAGAAGATGGAAGTCTTATTTCTGAAAGAGATATGGATACTATGGCGGAAAAAGATAAGGATGAAGCCGTGAATGAGTTAAACGGGAATTCTGTTGGATATTTAGGATACCAGAAGTAGAAAACCGCTTAGGCGGTAGAAGGGAGGACAAGCATGAAAAGAAGAGGACCAAGAACAAAATGGCAGAGAATCATCAGAGAAACGGTGTTAGAGATCCTGATCGGCGCCGCAATCGGACTTGCATTTGATGCAATGTTATTTATCTGGTTGCTTGTAAGGTGAAGGAGGTGAGGACATTGCAAGAAATTAAAAAGAGCGCTCACGATAGCCCGGCAAGGCAAGGAGCACTCTGGAAATTAGTCAACTATATTATATGAGAAGAAAGGAAATTAGTCAAATGATTAAAGCAACATCACAGTCCGTTTGTAGCGGAATGACAGGATGTCAGGTAGAAATACTGGGATCCGGAGCAGAGTTATTAAGGGAATATAGAGGCGTTACGGCGGCAATATATAGATCACTTCGTGGACATATGCCAGAAGAACTGGCAAAAGAAGTTCTGGTAAGTATTACAAAGGAAGCCATTAAACAGGCGGAGGAGAAAAGATGAAGACGCTGAAAATTACAACGGATAATAAGCTCTCTATCGTCGATGTAGATTTTAAGGATTTCAGATCTATCCAGCAGGCAGTCGGCGGATATTTCGAGACTGTGAAGACAAGAAAGATGTGGGACTACTTCAAAGCTCCGGTGATTATGCTGGTTGATGAGGAAGGGTTAATCAAAGGACTTTCTTACAATGCAGTGGCTTCTGTATTTTATGGAATCGAAGAGCATGGTTGTATGATTGCCGGCGATGTGATCTTCGGGTTAGTTCTGGGAGAAGATATTATCGGATTTGGCAATCGAGATTCAGAACAGTGGATGGAGAAGATGTTAAAAGATTTCCCTGTATTGCAGAAGGAGAACAGCTATGAGTGATGGAAAGATACATATTCCGGCCAGAAGGAAACAGCCGGTAGATGATCAGATGGTGGTCAAAGTAACACCGGAAGCATATAACGCACTGGTAGAGATTTATAATGAATCAACTTTGTCACTTAAGCAGATTGCAAGTCTTTTGATTGTAAAGGCTGCAGAGCAAGTGGTGTATGACAAAGAGTAGGAGAGTAGGAGATGTGGAACGTAGCAATTACAAGAGTCTATAGAGATGAGGGCTCAAGTTATGAATATACGGATAAAGTATATTTTGAAGTGGATAGTTTAGAAAAAATAAATGATATCCTTTCCGTATTTGATAAGTATGCGGTTGGAGAATACAAATATATGATCTCGCAAAAAAAAGAAGAAAACCAGGAGGAAGAATAAATGTATAAAGAGAAGATAGAAGAACTTTTAAGAAGCACAAAAAGAGCAGGAATCGAGGAACTGATCAACCATATGAAAGAAAATGGCTTTTTTACCGCGCCATGTAGTACAAGATTCCATCTGGCAGAAGAGGGTGGACTTGCTAAACATAGTTTTAATGTGTGCGAAAACGCATTAAAGATCGCAAATGGATTGGGATACCCGATATCATCGTTCAGAAATTCAATCGTCATTGTTTCGCTTCTTCACGATCTTGGCAAGATGGGGCAGTTCGGAAAAGCAAATTATGTGCCGAATATGCTGAAAGGACGGGCAACAAAAGCAAATCCGGATCCAGCACCGAAGCAGAGTGAAGCGCAGCCGTACAAATCTAATCCGGATCTCATGTATGTGGATCACGAAGTAAGATCTGTTGCCATTGCATCTAAGTTTATTGATCTCACCGAAGAGGAACAGCAGGCAATCCTGTGGCATAACGGACTGTATGGACCATTCAAATACGAAATTCAGGGAAATGAAACACTGTTGTATATGATTTTACATTTCGCTGATTTATGGTCATCAAGAGTAACGGAGGAGGAAAAATGTAATGAGTAAAGTTATCTGCATTATGGGAGAATCTGGATCTGGAAAAACAACATCTATGAGAAATTTAGATCCAAAGTCAACATACTATATCGACGCTGACAAGAAGGGACTTTCTTGGAAGGGATGGAGAAAACAGTATAACAAAGAAAATAAAAACTATCTGGCATGCGATGATGCAAATATTGTCCGCCAGTATATTAAACGAATTGCCGAGGCTTGTCCTGGAGTCAAAGTGATTGTAGTTGATACAGTCAACGG